GGACCAACGGGTACAGAAGGACCACAGGGTCCACAAGGTTCAGCAGGTCCAGTAGGACCACAGGGCCCGACGGGTACAGAAGGACCACAGGGGTCTCAAGGACCAACAGGTCAAACAGGACCACAGGGACCAACGGGTACAGAAGGACCAAAGGGTCCACAAGGTTCAGCAGGTCCAGTAGGACCACAGGGACCAACGGGTACAGAAGGTCCGATGGGAACTATGGGTCCAAGGGGTCCGGTTGGTCCGCAGGGAATTGCAGGAACAGAAGGGCCACAGGGTCCAGTAGGAACAACAGGTCCAGTTGGTCCATCGGGTCCAGCTGGAACAGAGGGACCGCAGGGTCCAACAGGAACTAAAGGTCCAGCCGGCACAAAAGGACCAGCAGGAACAGAAGGACCACAAGGAACAAAAGGACCTTCAGGTACTGTCGGCCCACAAGGCCCAGTTGGTACAGAAGGACCTAAAGGTGATTCAGGTCCACAGGGTCCAGCGGGTCCAACAGGTCCAACAGGAACCATAGGTCCACAAGGTAGTGCGGGACCAAAAGGACCGCAAGGCACTGTCGGTTTACAAGGAACCATAGGTCCACAAGGTAGTGCGGGACCAAAGGGTCCAGCAGGAACAGAGCCAGGACCGGCAGGTACCAGAGGTCCTCAAGGGGATCCTGGCCCAGCAGGTCCAGCAGGAACAGAGCCAGGGCCGCCTGGGACTAGAGGTCCACAAGGATCACCAGGCCCGCAGGGCACGGCAGGACCACAAGGTACTCAGGGTATTCAAGGTCCACAGGGAACGTCAGGTCCTCAAGGTATCAGAGGTACTATTGGTTCACAAGGTCCAGTGGGTCCAACAGGAACAAGAGGTCCAGTAGGTCTACGCGGAACGCAAGGGCCTCAAGGAACACAAGGTATTCAAGGCACGACAGGACCTCAAGGTATTAGAGGTACTATTGGTCCGCAGGGCACAGCAGGTCCTCAAGGTACACAGGGTCCTATAGGAACACGTGGTCCACAGGGTATCGCAGGTCCACAGGGTAGTGCGGGACCAAAGGGTCCGATCGGTACTAGAGGTCTTATTGGTCCACAAGGTACTCAGGGTGATCAAGGAACTAAAGGTCCAGTTGGTACTAGGGGTATACAAGGTTCTCAAGGTCCACAGGGGTTGCGGGGTTCGCAGGGTCCAGTTGGTTCGAGAGGTCCTATCGGTCTACAAGGGACTCAAGGTCCACAGGGCACCGCAGGACCGCAAGGTATTAGAGGTACTATTGGACCACAGGGAACTCAAGGTATTCAGGGAACGTCAGGTCCTCAAGGTATCAGAGGCACTATTGGACCACAGGGAACTAAAGGTATTCAGGGAACGTCAGGTCCTAAAGGTATCAGAGGTACTATTGGTTCACAAGGACCGCAGGGTCCGACAGGAACTAAAGGTCCAGTGGGCACTAGAGGTCCTATTGGCCCACAAGGTACTCAGGGTGATCAAGGAACTAAAGGTCCAGTGGGCACTAGAGGTCCTATTGGTCCAATCGGTACTCAAGGCGATCAAGGCACTAAAGGTCCAGTCGGAACCAGAGGTCCTATTGGTTCACAGGGTCCACAGGGTCCAGTCGGAACCAGAGGTCCGGTGGGTCCGCGTGGTACAATTGGTTCACAAGGTCCAAAAGGTCCGACAGGAACAAGAGGTCCAGTAGGTCTTCGCGGTACTAAAGGTGATCAAGGAACTAAAGGACCAACAGGAACACAGGGTCCAGTAGGTCCACGTGGTACTAAAGGTGATCAAGGAACTAAAGGACCAACAGGAACCAGAGGTCCAGTGGGGCCACGTGGTACTATTGGTTCACAAGGACCAAAAGGTCCGACAGGAACAAAAGGTCCAGTAGGTCTTCGCGGTACAATTGGTTCTCAAGGACCAAAAGGTCCAACAGGAACCAGAGGTCCAGTAGGTCTGCGCGGCACTATTGGTTCACAGGGTCCAAAAGGTCCAACAGGAACAAAAGGTCCAGTAGGTCTTCGCGGTACAATTGGTTCTCAAGGACCAAAAGGTCCGACCGGATCGAAAGGACCACGAGGAACTAAGGGTCTACAAGGTTCTCAAGGTCCACGAGGTTCACAGGGACCGAAGGGTGATCAAGGTACAAAGGGTCTACAGGGTACTAAAGGTGATCAGGGTACAAAGGGTCTACAGGGTACTAAAGGTGATCAGGGTACTAAGGGTGATCGAGGTACAAAGGGTCTACAGGGTACTAAGGGTCTACAGGGCACTAAGGGACCACGAGGCACTAAGGGACTACAGGGATCAAGAGGACCACAAGGTTCACAGGGACCGAAGGGTGATCAAGGTACAAAAGGTCTACAGGGTACTAAAGGTGATCAGGGTACTAAGGGTGATCGAGGTACAAAGGGTCTACAGGGAACTAAGGGACTACAGGGATCAAGAGGAGCAACCGGATCGAAAGGACCACGAGGCACTAAGGGACTACAGGGATCAAGAGGACCACAAGGTTCACAGGGACCGAAGGGTGATCAAGGTACAAAGGGTATACGGGGTACTAAGGGACTACAGGGATCAAGAGGAGCACAAGGTTCAAGAGGTCCTGCCGGTTCGAGAGGACCACAGGGTTTAACAGGTACACGTGGAGCTCAAGGTCCAGTTGGTAATGTAGGTAATGCGGTTGTCTTCCAAACACAAACCACTTTAGGCGGAAACAATCCATCTAACGCCACTCTATCCGCAACAGTGAGAAACTTCGGAAGTAGAAATGAAGTTCTTTCGGGAGACGTGGTGTGGTATGTTGCTGACGGTCGAGTATTCCAAGCAACCGCGACTGGTGCGCCTGGTGCTAATGTGAACTTCGCAGAAAGAACCAGCAATGGTTCGGGTATCCTAAGTGCGAGCGCTTTGATATTCTCCACGACAGCTGGTAACGGTACCGTTCTAAATGAAAACGGTATGGCAATCTTCGAAGGTGGTGATAAAAGAGTAGTTATTGGAAACCTAAGTAGTACATTCAATGCACCGACATAATTGATAACGGGGGGTGTAATTCCCCCCATTTTTTATGGATACCAAATGATAGCAAACCTATGCGCGTATAAGTACCCCGTCATATATGGAAACTGGGCGGAGATGTATTGTTATGTAACCCTCGCTCTTTCTAATCTTGGATACACAGTAAATAGAAGTCCTTATATAGACTCTCCCAGTTTACAACACATGACGGAACAGGGAATTGTAGACAACCCCGATGATCTTTATATTTACAACCACACGTTTTTAGAAGAACTAAACACGAGAGGACTTATACGGGGACCCAACGTCCTTATATTAAAACCCACGGGACCTACATCCAAACACTTTACTATTGACCCCATAGGATACGCTGCGGCCTCGTCGATAACCTACACTAAACCCAACTTTGAAAACTATGACAGCACGTCGTTCTTTAATACTGACGTAGTAAGTTACATCAATGATAGAGAATCCAAGTGGTCGGACAGACAAGATGAGTTTGGTTTCTTACAAGAAGAATTAGATGTTCCAAATGATCATGTTTTGGTTATAGGACAAATGCCCGCAGACCAAACGGTGACCGAAATGTCTTTTGGAAACCATTGGACCAAGATGTGTTCTATTGTCGAAGAGCTTATGGGAACACAGCCTGTTGTGGTTAAACTTCATCCAACTCTCAAGAAAGAATGTGATGACTGGGAAAAGTATCAAACTAAGATAGATGAGTGGAGAGAAAATGGAGTTACAGTTTTTGATGACTTCCAAAGTTTATACGATATCTTACCCAAGACCAGAGTTGCAATCTTAGAGAACAGTACGGCGGGAATCGAATGTGCCATGCATGATGTCCCAATGATATCATACGGTTATCCAGAATACCATTGGATCACAAAAGACCTTAGACACTTATCACAGTTGAAGTTATATGTTCGAGATCTGTCTTGGTTTGATTTAGAAAGGTCACGTAGTTTCATTGCATGGTACTGTCAACAGTATCAGTGTTATGACTACGAAAGCACCTTCAAAAGGATTAAAGAACTTTTATTCAAAGGTTCTTGATAAATTGTTATAAATATGAAATATTATTTCTATTCAGGAAAGATGAAATGCCAGCCATTGTTAGACAACCATTGCGAACCTCACTTGCGAAGGATCTTCTAGCGAGTGTCCTTGGTCCTGAGTCTGACTACTACATCGGTATCGGCAAGTCCGATATCTTTGGTTCAGATGATACAGTTCCGGCACCTATAGATTCTTCAGCAGAAGAACGAGAGTTCAGAAACAATTTACAGTCCGTAAAGAAAGTTGAAGGTGCGGTGATGGTCACTCGCCGATATAACTGGACGAACGGAAACAAGTATCAGGGATGGGACGATAACGTCTCGCAGACAGGTAGCGAGTTCCCATTTTATGTCATGAACAGTGCAAAGGAAGTATACCTTTGTTTGTCACATGGTATTGATGATACTGGTACCCATCAACCGTCGACAGTAGAACCAAACTACTATACCGATGCAGAACAAGATGTCAATCTGGAACCACCAGAGCCCATGCAGTGGAAACCATTTATTCTATCTGACGGGTACACTTGGAAGTACATGTTCTCTCTGACTCCTGAAAATATATACACCTTCTTATCATCTAACCACATCCCAGTACAACCATTAGAAGATGAACTGAGTGATGGTGATTCTATTGAAGATCTGCAATGGCATGTTGCCGACAAGGCAATCGGTGGTCAGATCATTAGTATCATAGTTACCGATGGTGGTGAGGGTTATGACCAGAACAACCCCCCAGTTGTAAAGATTGAAGGCGATGGCACCGACGCGACTGCAACCGCAGTTGTTGATACAAACGGACAGGTCGTAAGAATAGATTTAGCATATCGTGAAACTGTTGGGGATATTCCAACTAGAAAAACAATCACATCATACGGATCGGGATATAGTCGTGCGTTAATAACTATCGAAGGTGGTAATGGTGAGGGCGAGGCCGATGCAAAGGCACGTCCGGTTATTACGACCTCTACCGGACTAGGTGCTGACGCATCATCTGATTTCAAAACAAGTTCGGTCCTAATGACTATCAAACCAAACGGAGATGAGAACAACAGGTTTATCTTAGAAAACTCATTCCGACAGATTGGTATACTCAGGGGTCCTAAGAAACAGGATGGTACCCCTTATACCGGCGCAGGTGATAAGTGTCTATCGTCATTCACCTTAAACAACAATGCTCCGTTTGATCATGGAGAGTTAGTTGAGGCGTCATCACCGTCCGGAGAAAATAATAGTCTTTTGTCAACGGGCGCAGTCGCATATGTCAATGAAGTTAAAGACAAGACAGTTTATTATCATCAAAATATGACTACAGGGTTTACTCCCTTTGGTCCTAACCACGCCGTTACTCAAGTGAGCAACAGCTCTAAGTCTGGAGTTATAGATTTCGTCACCGTAACATATGGCATCGACCGATACACAGGTGAGGTACTATACATCGAGAACCACCCACGCATTCGTCGTGACGCGGAACAACAAGAAGACATTAAAGTAGTCATCACGGTCTAGGATAAATCATGGCAATCGAAGATAACAAACCACAACCAGTAACTGACACAACATTTAAGATTAATTATCGTGACTACTATGATGAGAATGATGGGTATCATCGTGTCTTATTCAATTCTGGTCGTGCGTTACAAGCTCGAGAGTTAATCGAACTACAGACGATCATCCAAGAGGAGATCTCTCGATTTGGTGGTAACGTATTCAAAGAGGGTGCGTTAGTTAAACCAGGCGGCGTCACTGTAGACAATAAAGTCGAGTTCGTTAGATTCACCGAAACCAGTATAGTACCATCGGATATTCAGACACTCACTCATGATGAGAGTGGTATTAAGGCAAAGGTCCTTTCAGTAGATGTAGAATCCAAAACTATCTACGTGCAATACACCGACACTCTGGGTGCAGGTGGTGGTGAAACCGCACCAAGGTTTGCTGTAGGCGATCGCCTTGAGGCAGGAGAGGTAGCGGCATCGGGTCTTTCGACTTGGGCATATTTTGCTTCCGGTGACTACTTTGTTCAAGGACACTTCGTCCATGCGGTTGGTGGTGAAATGATCATCGATCCGGAAGGGACTAGTTACCTAGACGCAGATGGTAGATCTACCCCAATCGATATTGGCTTCAAAATTGAAGAAGTTGTTTTCACAGAGAGTGAAGATCCGGAGTTATACGACAACCAAGGGGACGTTGTAAATCAAACTTCACCAGGCGCACACCGTTACAAAATTATATTAACACCATCCACTCGCGAACAGTCCAACGAAAATAATTTTGTTTTTGTTGCTCGTGTCCTTAATGGCGAGATCACTCGTGAGGTCACAAGTCACGATGGATACAACCGTATCAACAAGTTGCTTGCACAGCGCACTAAAGAAGAATCCGGTGATTATGTTGTACAAGACTTTACCGCAGTCTTCGAAGATAAGAATGATCAGGAACTAATACTAGATGTCTCTGAAGGTATAGCATACGTAGACGGATACCGATTAGATATCGGCCGCACAGAAATAAATGTACCACGTGCACAGTCCTCAAAGAAACTAGATCTAGATAATATTCCAGCATCATACGGTAACTGGGTTTACCTAGATCTTTCTGGAACAACTGGTCTGGGTGATATTGCGAACTTCGGTAAACTCGATCTAATTGGATCTGACGGTGATCCGAATAATGTTTTGGGTTCAACTTTCTTACGTGGTATTGAAGAAGACCAATCTGGCTTCCGAGCATACATTTTTAATACGGTCACTAATGTTGATGTGTCCTTCAGTGAAGTTCATGAAATGGTTACCCCAGACGGGTCGTCCGTATTAAAACTAAGACGTGAATCAGATTCAGGTTCGACGATATACAGCACTACTGATAACAATCTTTTATTTCCATTGTCTCAATCGAGTCCAGTGGGAAGTACTGTAACCAAGATATCTTACACTCAACAAGTAGTGAAGGTAGGAGAGTCTCCTGAAGATGATAATACAATCTCTATCCTTGATGGTCGCGAAACTCAGAACTGGATTCTTTCTAAAGATGGAGTTGGCATTGAAGAGAATGTTGTCCCAACCTTATCAGGAACTTATGAGAACCTTGATGCGAACGCGACATACACTATTCTTTATTATCAGACAATACAACCTAGCAATAAGAGTAAGACTTTAACATCAACTACTATCAGTGTAACAAGTGGATACGATCTTATTTCGTCTCAGGTAGTAGATGGGTATGAGATTGAAAATATACTTCTAACAGTTAATAATCAGTCTTCCGATATCACCTTCATGTATGAGATGGATAACGGTCAACGCGACAACTTCTATGACTTTGTTAGATTTAACTTAAAGCCAGGCAATACTATACCGGATGGTGCTGAAGTCTCTATTAGATTTAAACACTTCGAACATTCTACTACCGGAGGTTTCTTCTCTGCGGCATCATATGGAACTGAAGCAGAAGGCCAGTTGACTTACGATGAAATACCATCTTACACTATGTCTAACGGTAATACGCAATCTCTACGTGACGTTATAGATTTCCGTCCATCGAGAAATTCAAATGGGACATTCAAGGTGATGCCTTTACCACAGAATGCATCTTCCCTTACTTTGAATGAAGTAGAGTACTATCTACCTCGTATTGATGTTTTGGTTGCTAACGTCGTTGATAGTTACGGTGATGTAGGATTTGGAGAACTACAAGTAATACAGGGTCAACCAGCAGTATCTCCTAGACCACCAGAGGTCCCAACAGGATCTTTACCTCTATATGTGTATCGACTTAACGCATATACTTTTAATTCAACAGATCTTACAATGGAGAAGCAATCCCATAAGCGATATACCATGAAGGATATTGCTAAGATCGAGAACAGACTAGAAGGTCTATACGAATTGACGACTCTAAGTTTACTGGAGTCTAGTACCCAATCAATGGATGTATTAGATTCATCTGGTAACCCTAGAACCAAAGCAGGATTCATTGCAGACAACTTCTCCTCGTTTAACTTCTCCGATGTGAATAGTGTAGACTATCGCGCGTCGGTTGAAACCACGAGTGGAGAACTACAACCATCATTCAGAGAGAATCTAGTTAGACTGAAGCATGACGAATCGCAAGGAAGTTCATCTCGTACTGGAGACTACGCAACTCTACCATACACTCACGCCTCGTTCATAACACAAGACGTGGCCACGAGTACAATGAACATTAACCCGTTCTCGGTCATCACACAGGAAGGTCACATCACACTATCACCATCAAGTGATGAGTGGGTAGAGACACAGACTCTGCCACCAATTATGCAGACCGTTGTACGTCGCACACCAATTGAAACAGGTTTCAATGACCTGTGGAGATGGGAAAACGCGCCTGGGGGCATTGGTAACTTCAGACAAGCGCAACGCAATCGATTCGAAAGAATGATAGACACCGTGTCGACACAGACACCTCTTGCTCGCTCAATTCAAGAGTTCGTTGGAGAACGTGTCGCAGGTGTTGAAGTCATTCCATTCATGCGATCACGTCTAGTATCATTCAAGGCAGAAGGTCTTCGTCCGAACGCGAAAGTGTGGGCATACTTCGGTAACCGAAACGTCTCTGCGTGGTGTCGACCAACAAACACATTCGTTGAGTTCTCGACAACTGATTCCGAAGTGGGATCGTCCCAATCATCTGCGACAGGTATCGTAGGATCAGGTCAGTTGACAACCAACGACAGAGGTGAAGTCGTCGGCGAATTCTTAATTCCAAACACAGACGCATTAAGATTCCGTACAGGAACTCAAGACTTCCAGATCTTAGACATCAACGTAAATACCTCAGATGCGAGACTGACAAGAACACAGGCTGCGGAGTCGTTGACAAACTCTACCGCTCCTTACACATCAACAGGAACTATCGAGTCTATCCAACGCACAATTAGAACCACGCGTATACCACAAAGAGTTCGTCGTCGTAAGGATCCACTCGCACAGTCGTTCTTCGTTGATCCGGCAGAGAACCCAAATGGAATTTTCCTAACCAAGGTACGCGTCTACGTACAGAGCAAAGACTCTACGATTCCGATGCAGGTTCAAATTCGACCAGTAGAAAATGGCATACCTACAACTACTATTGTACCAGGCTCGGTAAAGTTTGTCAAACCAGACGACATCACGCTCGCACCTAACACAGACATTGCAAGTATCCGATCTAACGGAACGACCGTTGAGTTTGACGAACCAGTATATCTAACCGCAGGGGAAGAGTATGCGATTGTCCTACTTGCAGAGTCGGTTGAGTATAACGTATATGTAGCACAGACCTACGAGACTATCATCGGTGGTAACGAAGGTAAGGTATCAAAACAACCTTCACTTGGTTCTCTGTTCATGTCACAGAGTGGTTCGACATGGACGCCAGACCAGACCAAGGACTTGATGTTTGAACTGGAACGTGCAGAGTTTGATGCGTCCGGTGCTGTACATTTAATCAACAGTGATCTACCTTCTGTATCTTTGGAAGATTCTCCATTTAGTACAACAGAAAGCTCTAATCGAGTATTAGTCAGACACGAAGGTCACGGTTTCACTAGATTTGATCAGGTAACATTCTCTGGATCTACTTCAGTAGGTGGTCTCGACTTAAATGGAACATTTACTATTGACAACGTGACTTCTACAGGGTATACTATCGTAACTGGTCAGACAACTACAGCTACATCAACTTCTGTTGGTGGCAGTAATTCAGTCATTGCGACTCAGAACGTTATGTTTGACGAATTCACTCCTCAAGTTTCCTCTATCATGCCTAACGGAACATCTGTGTCTTCTACATCACAGAGATGTAAGGGTGCATCATATGCTGGGGATGGAGAGAATGGTCGTAATCCAAATTCAAGTGGACTCTCATATAACAGAAATATCACTCAAGATGTTGTACTAAACGAAGTCAACACAGGATCACATCCTTCTGTTATCGCAACTACAGATAACAAACAGAGTCACAGTATTGAATTTATCTTGTCTCTTCAGACTTCAGACAGCAGGGTCTCTCCTTTGATAGATCTACAAAGAGTTTCTATGCTTGCTCTAGAGAATATTATCGGGGACCAATCGGAAGCGCAACACACCACAAGACCTACAACTATTGATGAAAGTTCAGTCGGTCTGAAAGTGGTCTTCGGTGCGAATAGACCGACAGGATCAACGTTTGAAGTCTATATCAAAACTTCTGTTGATGATGATTCTTTAGTCAATGCCTCTTGGATAGAAATGCCTATCGATAGTCAAGTACCTTCAGATGATAATATATCAGTGTTCCGTGAGTATGAGTACACACAGGAAACCTCTAGTCCATTTAATGCGTTCCAAGTCAAGGTTGTTATGAAATCAAACAACTCATCCAAGTCACCACGCATTCGTGACTTACGCGTAATCGCACTGGCAACGTGATGAATAAATACCAGAAGGTCGAAGGACACAGTAATCTAGTAAGAGACAAACAGACAGGGGCGATCCTAAACACCAACCGTGCAGAGATCGCAAAGGCGAGAAAAATAAAAGAGGCTAAGAGACTAGAGACGGAAAGAATGAACTCACTCACGGAAGAGGTAACCACTCTGAAGAACGAGATGTCTGAGATCAAACAATTACTTACCCTTCTAGTGGAGAACAACGAATGAGTCACGGCGACGACACAATACAGATCATTAACCTCGCGGACAATATCAACGCGGCGTTTGATAAGATCAACGAGAACTTCGAATTACTAGATGCGGGTCTAACTCGTGACGAAGTTATAGCCCTTATAACGGAACACTTGAATGGTAACCCTCACTTTGATGAGTCAGCCATCCGCGCATTCTTAAAGGACGCAGACCTTGATATTGGTAATGGTAAAATTACCTACAGTAACAACTATGCCACTTTTGGGGAATTGCCAGATGCATCTTCGTATCATGGTATGTTCGCTCATGTTCACAACCCGCCTGCCGCATACTATGCGCACGGTGGACAATGGATTGAACTTGCGAACAAGAGTGATGTTGGATCAAGTGATTTTGATGGAGACTATAACAGTCTAACTAATAGACCATCTATACCGACTGACTTAGACGACTTGAGTGACGTTCAGTTTAGTTCTCAAGTGTTGATCGGACATGTCCTAAAATGGGATGGAACCAAGTGGACTAACCTAGAAGACGCCAGCGGTGGCGGTGGTGGTCCAACTGACCCAGGCGAAAACGGAACCTCTTTCTATCAAGCGACAATCTACCAGAGGTCTCCAACTCAACCGACGACACCTAGTGGCGGTACGTTCGACTTCCCTACAGCCACACTAACTCCACCATCGGATTGGGAAGGAACTATCCCAACTGGCGACGATGACCTATGGGCATGTAACTTCCTATTCAGAGATTACCTATCGCAACAGGGAACTATCACTGCAACTGATTGGTCAGAACCATATAGACTGGCTGGTCTAATCGATGTCAACTCTAACGGTGAGTCATACGCACAGTTGTCTATCTATCGTAGATGGTCACCCCCAGAAGACGGCAGTGAGCCAGTTCTTCTTGCACCGGACGGAGGATCTTTTGATTTTGATCCTTCAGTAGAAAATCCTTTAACTCCACCAAATGACTGGTACTTGACTCCACCTTCAGTGGACGTTCAAGCGGGAGATTTGTATGTGAGCGCAGGCATCGCCACTACAAACGGATTAGATGAAGGAGTGACATTAGATACTAGCATCTCTTGGTCCAATCCACAGAAAACAAGCACTGGACTAGATGGACAAGATGGTCGATCTATTTTCGAGAAGGCAGTTTATCGTAGAGTTCAAAAACCAGCTGGATGGTCGATTGGTGATGATCTTCCCGCACCACCAAAACCAGTGGGGGGTTTCTTTAACTTCGGTGAAGAGGTCTTTGGTAAAACTGCACCGGACATACCCGCCCCACTAGATGACGCAGACGGCAACACCGGCGTTTGGTATGCTGGAGTCCCAACATGGGACCCAACTTCGGGCGAACCCGCTGGAGATGTATGGTCATCTGTCTATGCGTTCAGTGTCGTAGGTGATACGGGAACGGACATAGCAGTTGATGAAAACTGGAGCGAACCTACAATAGGTATTTTAGATAGCGTATCGACATATCGAAAGTCACTATACGCTCGTTCCGCAACTAGACCGACTACTGACTTTTCGAACAATAATGTAATTTATAGTTTTACTCACGACAAGTTCTTAACTATAGGTCCCGACACCGATGCGGTCAATGGTATCGATGGCCTTCCATTTTGGTATGAAGAGCCACCAGAACTAGACCTAGACGATCCGATGGATCTGTGGGAAGTAACAACCACTGCGAGTTTGATCGGGTATCTTGGAGAAGATAGAGATCTAACATTCGGAGATATCAAGCGAGTTCTTAACTATGCGATTGATGCAGAGGACGGATTCAGTTTTGTTCAGTTAAATGTCTATCAGTGGGCATCGACTAATCCAGGCGAACCACCTTCGGATGGCACTTTTGATTTTAGTTCTAAGACGTTTACTGTGCCTACTGGTTGGTATAGAAATGTTCCAGACCCAGATCCTAATGATGGCCCTTTAACACTATACGTCTCCTCTGGTGTCGCAAGTACTCTGGGATTGACAGAAGCGGACAATAATGTCGATAGTAATATTGAGTGGTCTACCGCAGATGCAACTACCGCAGGTGGTTCGGGCCGAGACGGTCGATCGACATTTAGGGCGGTCATCGTAACGAGAACAAACGATGTTCCGGTCAGTGATGGAGGCACTTTAGTTCCACCAACAGGAGGTGTTGTTAACTTCGCAGGAACCACCAAGACTGGCACAAGTCAAGAACTGTCAGGTGCTAATGTTGGAGGCAACACTTCATTCCCACCTAACTCAGTAACTCCTCCGGTTGGGTGGTATGATCATGTTTCTGATATTCCGGCGACCTTAGTTCCAGACGGAAAAGTCTGGGCGGTAGAACAAACTTTCGCTATCGACGGCGACGACTCTATAGATGTTGGTGGCACATGGTCCGAACCATACGAAGATCACAACAACGGTGAGGATGGTTACTCGACCTTCTCCGCATCTGTTTATAAAAGAAGTGCGGTCAAACCAGCAGCAGACGGAAGTGGTGAGTGGGGACCAGTCGGTGCGACATATAGTTTTACCGATGATGTCGTTGTATTTACAAACCAAAACATAACGGACGGTTGGTCAGAAGACCCACAAGAATCTAACGATGCGAAAGATCCTCTATGGTTGTGTCGCGCAACGGCAACAACCAAAGGTCTCACCGGAACAGACGCGACACTGACTTGGTCGGAACCAGTTAAGGTATCTTCTGACGGTGAAAATGGACAGCCTGGTTCTGGTATTGTTGTGGACTTGAGCAATGAAAACCATTCTATTACAGCACAATTTGATGGTACTCTATACAGCAATTCTCTCGTTGGTGCGTTTACCACTTTGCAAGCCTTTAACGGTGATGATGCAATAGACCTTTCGAACGAAACCATTGACATATCACTTTCTGAAGGTGTCAGTCAAGGAAGCGGACCTAATGATGTAAATTGGACAACCGCAGATTTATCAACATCAATAACTCACGTCGGCGCAAACGTTGATGAATTTACATTAACCTTTACTGTCCTGAATAGATCTGCCGTATTTACTCTAACTAAAATTAAAGCAGCTGCACCCGGCCAACCCGCTACAGTATATCGTTTAATAAACAGTGCTAGTGTTATTAAGTCTAATCCAAATAATACTGAACATGAACCATCACAACTTTTTGTTACCGCATTTAAGTATACTGGTGGACTGGCGCCCGCAATCGCGCTTACAGGAACGACATTAATATTAAAAACTAATGATGTTGATACAGTAGTTGAAAGCGCAACTGACGGTACATTGATATGGGATGTTGCTGATAATACTACTTCCATAAATGTAGAACTTTGGGTACCAGACACCAGCGGAGTGAAGGTTGATGAAGAAAACATTCCTGTCGTATTCGATGGAACTGATTCTGGAGATGTTACAGTTCCTCCTAGATTTGAGTCTGGTTATGTTTATTATCAAGTTGCTGATGGATCGACAAATGGTCCAGCAAAACCTTCTGCAAATTCATTCACGTTTGCGGGCGCTGGCGGGAACTCAGGAACCGATGGAGTCTTTGTAAATCTCACCGACGACTGGTCTGCTAACCCACCAGGCGATACGAATCTTGAAGGAACATTCTGGGCGGCCAGATTCACGGCATTTGAAGATACCGCCGGAGGCGGCACAGCGACAGGTGACGCAACAACCGAGAACGGAAACTTACACTTCAGCACTCCTTTCAAGAATTTCTCATTCAATGGTTTAGTGACTTTCGAGAATCTGAGTGATGAGTTGGTTAACATGGATGACCAAAGTTCCCGCATCACCACTATTGATGGTGGTAAGATTACGACGGGCGAACTAGATGCAGATAAAGTTGAAATCAGAAAACTTTCAGCTAAACAAGGCACTTCTGGAGAACGAACAGAAGTTAGTCAAGATGGAGTAAAAGTATATTCTGCCGGTGGTAATGGCGCGGGAATTCTAAGGGTTAAATTAGGAGATCTGTCATGAGTCAAGGTGTAGAAGTATATGATCCTACTACCGGCTCTGTAGTTTGGTCAAGCAACCAAAGACAGACTAATGTTCAAGTTTATGCCTACTTCGATTTAGCATCAAACTCAAATCCGACATTTACTTGTGCTGATGCGAACGATAGTTCTCAGGTATTGATAACATTCAAATCTACTAATTTTAATTTGATTCCGTCTTATGAGGGCGTGTCAGTTACCAATAGAACCTCTACAGGTTTTAATTTATCGGGAAACACCCAGACCGGATGGGTAATCGCAGTGAGGATTAGATAATGGCATATGGATTAAAGGTAGAGGGTACTGACGCTGGTGGAACTTTTCTTGTAACAGATACTGATAAGAATTTAAGAAACTTGCGCGTAGTGGACTACGGAACTAATGATACTCAAATTACTTTAGATTCCGCATTACAGTCCAACGACCTTTTGTTTGTTAAAAACCCACAAGAACCGCCTGGTGGTTGGGAAACCTATCAAAGATATTATACTGATCCGGAGGGTGGCCAGACGTTACAGCTCTATTGGACTGGACCAACATATTATTATATTACTCTATCTGAAGATGAGAAAACCATAAATTTCAAGGGCGGAAGAATAGGAAGTATAGGTGGTCAAAATAGAGGCTATGTAAGATGGTATGCCTATCAAAAATGGGATGTAGCCTTTGATTGGTTCCTAGTTCGTGATGTTGGTCAGATTGTCAGTGATGGTTTATCTAGTAACGAAACTCACGGTATTCAGATTTTAACCGAAGAAGTAAATGGTGTTCAGGACATTGCATTCGATTCTCGCGCAATTATTAATGACCAGACCTTTAGTATAAATGGAGTTGCTCCCGCATCTGGTAGCTGGTCATATGATAGTTTAAGAACTCAATTTACCTATGGTGAATCTAATAGTTATGTGAATATAGAACATACTGCCGTTGGCGCTTCAGCTTATGCTAATGGTGGTTATGACGGTACTTCGGGTGGTCTTCGTATTAGAGGAATACAAGTTGGTACAACTAGTGCTTTCGTTTATGAGGGGTTTCTTGAATTCGAAGTTGGGGGTGCTGGTATTTTTTGGTTCCCTAATAACGTAGCATTATTTTCTGCCAAAATGTATACAGGGGTCCCGTCCGGAACGGGTGCATCTGACGGTAGCGGTACAGACGACAGCGGAGACGATGGAACGGATGAATCTGGATCTGGCGTTACACAGCTTGTAGGAACTATAGAACTTGCGACAGGTCAAGATAATAAGATAACTGAAGGTACAGATCCTAGCATTACATACAATGTTGGAGTTAATATAAGTGGTGATTACAACTTAAAGGTTGTTCGAAACTCAGGTTCAGTTGGTGGTGGAGAACTATCCGGAACTGGAAAAACATTCAGTGGAACATCTACCTCTATGACAATCACTGCAAATAATGATAGTACTTCTGAGATTGGATGGCAAGGTGAAACCTTTACACTAGAACTGAGACTGGGATCTACACTTGGAGACGGGGATTTATTCCAATCAAGTACTTTTAGTTTATATGATGATGACTTGTCTGTAACGGTGGTGGGCACTTCAGGCACCCGTGTTGATATTGCTAATAACGCAACTACTGCTAATGTTATTGCGTCTTTTAGTTCGGTAGGTGATGCTACTGTTGCGGGAAGAATAAGAAATTCTTCTGGAACTATTGTTAGAAGTGGATTTAATTTTAACAATTCAGGTAATACCACAATCACGGTTGCTGCGGGACTGCCCAGCGGAACTGGAACTACGAGCGCAACAACAGCAAATTATACTCTTGAAGCATACACTGGAAATTCTTGGTTGTCAACCCCTTTCACTATTCGACGATTGGCGGGAGATTCATCAAGCAGTAATGATCCATTGAGCAATCCAACCCTATCAGGAAGTTCGTCCGTAACAATAGAATCAACAGAGGTAAGTTATGGTGTGAATTATTCTGGAATGCAGAGTGGTGAACAGATACGAATGGTGGACTCATCCGGTGCGGTTTCATCATCAACTACTACAGCATTTTACAGTTTAGTAACAGTAACAATTAATAACAATCTACCTTCCGCAGGTTCTAATAAAACATTTACTCCACAAGTAAAAGCAACTGGTGGAAATTGGACACCGAAGGTTGGTGGTAATATCACTATTACTAGACAAAGTGGTGGTAGTTACAATCCACCTACCCCAGGCGGCGGCGGTGATTTCGGTAACAATTGATCTATATAAATAAACTTAATTAGTAACAGGACTTTTAAAAATGTTAGACTACGTCGCATACGTGACAATTAGAACAGGGCAGATCAATAGATGCAGTGCCCCTCAATACAATACTCCATCAAATGGTACAGTAGTTGATGATGGTATTAGTCTTGTTGTCTACGTAACAAAAGATAATATTCCGGATGGATGTGAAGGTCCGTCTCAGCTTAGAAATGAATACACCTATGACATGGTAGAATATAAGTTCGTCCATATCGGTCTTCCGCCAAACCAACATGCGGAATGGAATCCGGAGACTGGTGATTGGTCATGGGACTCAGAACTTCTGGAACAGGACATCCGAATAGAAAGAAACAGATTGTTGACTCTTTGTGATTGGACTCAGATTCCAGACGCCCCATTGTCACTTGATATGAAGAATGCATGGGCAGGTTATCGACAAGAACTACGTGATATCACTTCAGACTTGGAAGGGGTGTCTAGTATATTAGACTTAAACTGGCCTACTACACCACAGTAATAATTGACAGAAATATTTTTATAAAAGTGCGGATGCCTCGGTTCCCGCACTTTTTTTTTATATAAATAACTCTTGTCATTAACCAATAAATCCTTTTAACTTAAAAGAGAGACGATATCGTGTCAGCATCTAGTATACCACTAAAACTTCAAAATGCTAATGGTGACCTACAAGAATTCACTCCATCGGATGAGCTTTATCTATCCTTTGCAGTGGGACAAGCATTAGTTGCGGCCGCTTCTAATGACGTTGGTAATATCAGTTTAACTGATGGCCAATCAATCGGTTCGTTTGTAGATTCTTACTACAATGAAATATCTGGCACCCACCCTGCTTCACAAATAACGGGTGCCTCAGTGACCACCACTCTGAAGCAAGTGAGTGGCCCAGCAGACGAATCCGGTGCAGACTTTGTCCGCCCAGTAGGTTATTACGACGTTGATCCAAACCCAGGCTTCTACGAAATGGTAGATGGGGATATGGACAACCTAGCAGGTCGTGTTCTGTCTAACTTAGTACAGAACGACTATATCGGTACTTTCAAACTGTCCGCTACTCAACCAAGTGCAGACTATACAAAGTTTATTGACTCTGTATTCTCTGACACTCATGGTAACGGTGGGGCAGGTACCGTAGTAACAAACTATCACATTTGGATGCGTACTTCTATGACGGCAGTTGCTCCAGTTCGTCCAGTAGCGACAAGCTACGACGGTTCTGGTTTCAACGGTCTACGTGAAATGACGGATGCGCAGATTCAGTACACACTGGGTCAACGTATTAAGTCAATGCGTGCTACGTCAGGATCGATTGGTTCATACCAGTTGCGTTCCACAGCACAAGGCGCACCGACAGTCCCAGGCTCATGGTTGCCTGTAGGTACTGCACAGAACACACGTCGAACTCCAGTTGATGTTGCATACGCAAGAACTCGCGTATCTTCATACAACCGTGCACGTGTTTCTGCATACACTCGTACTCGCGTATCTTCATACACGCGTAATAGTGTAAATACATTTAGTCGTACCTTTGTAGGAAACTACACTGGTGCATATTCACGCGACTTCGTAGGTAACTACTCGCGTGACTTTGTTGGGAACTACTCGCGTACTCGCCCATCATCGTACTCAGGTACATATGCAAGAACTCGCGTATCATCGTTTGC